AGCGTACGTTGAAGTCTATGGTATGTTTCCCAACGCATCGGACGATCAGTTTATTGGGTCAAGCCTAGTGGATGAAGCGATGAAACGGGATCGGTACAAGGATGATTCCGCGCCCATCATTGTGGGAGTTGACCCAGCGCGGTTTGGGTCTGACTCTACTGTTATTGCAGTGCGGCAAGGGCGCGACATCGTTGAACTACGCAAGCACAAGGGCGACGACACGATGGAAACGGTCGGGCGCATCATTGAGGTAATGGAGCAGTACGAACCAGCGCTAGTCAACATCGACGAGGGCGGGCTAGGCGCTGGTGTTGTAGATAGGCTCAAAGAACAACGCTACAAGGTCAGAGGCGTGAACTTTGCGAACCGGGCTAAGAACCCTATGATGTACGGCAACAAACGGGCTGAAATGTGGGGCGACATGAAGAACTGGTTACGTGAGGCGGCTATCCCAACGGATCGCTATCTCAAGACCGACCTCATCAGTCCTCTGATGAAGCCTGATAGCAAGGGGTCTATTTTCTTGGAAAGTAAAAAAGACATGAAAGCGCGGGGGCTGGCTTCGCCAGACGCGGCAGACGCCATTGCTCTGACTTTTGCGTTTCCTGTTGCACATCGGGAAAGTAAGAATATAATCCGCAAACAAACATACCAAACACAAGGCGCAGCCTTTAACTCATGGATGGGATCATAATGGCAACTAAACCCGGATTGTATTCAAATATTCACGCTAAACAGGCACGTATTAAGGCGGGCAGCGGCGAGAAAATGAGAAAGCCTGGCAGCGCAGGCGCGCCCACAGCTAAAGATTTTAAACAATCAGCTAAGACTGCTAAAAAAGGCAAATAATATGTTTAAATTTTTAACAAAGTTATTTGGCGTTAAACCAACTCAACCACAGGAGCAACCATGCCTCTCAAAAAGTCAGCCAGTAAAGAAGCCTTCCGCGCCAACGTCCGCGCCGAAGCGCAAGCAGGCAAGCCCATCAAGCAAGCCGTCGCCATCGCGTACAGCGTCAAAAGGGAAGCCGCTTCCAAAAGCAAAGCCAAAGGCAAAAAGTAAATGAGTTTAAAACCATTAAGTAATTGTGTTCTAATTCGTCAAGACACAGAAAAATTATCTGAACTAATAGTTTTACCCCAAAACAAATTATTTAGCGGTATCATAGTGGCAATTGGTGAGGGCAAAAAGAATCCAAAGGGATTCCTTGAGCCTATGAACGTCAAAGAAGGCGACCATGTGCTATTCGGTGAGTTTTCCGGGCAAAAGGTTACCGTTGACGGCGAAGAATTGTTGATGATGCGCGAACCTGATGTGATCGGAATACTAAATGGCGTATGACCAAACCTTAATGAATATCGTTGGCAAAGTAGCCAACGTAGGCGGTAACCCCGCAGGCCCCGATGAGCAATCAGATGTTCTAGCTACAATGCGTCATCGCTTTACAATGGCGATGTCAGCGTATTCTGAATCCCGTGAAGATGAGCTAGATGACTTACGCTTTATGGCTGGTTCACCAGACAATCAATGGCAATGGCCTGCTGACGTATTGGCAACGCGTGGCTCTGTTCAAGGACAGACTATCAACGCTAGACCTTGCCTAACCATTAACAAATTACCGCAACACGTTCGTCAAGTAACAAACGAACAACGTCAAAACCGACCCTCTGGAAAAGTAATTCCTGCGGACGATAAAGGCGATATTGAAGTAGCCGAGATATTTGAAGGTATGGTTCGCCATATCGAATATATGTCTGACGCCGATGTGGTGTATGACACTGCTTGCGAAAATCAAGTAACTTACGGCGAAGGCTATTTCCGTATTTTGACTGAATATTGCAACGATGATTCGTTTGACCAAGACATCCGTTTAGGCCGTATTCGTAACGCATTTAGCGTTTACATGGATCCAATGATTCAAGATCCTGCTGGTTGCGACGCTGAGTATTGCTTTATTAGCCAAGACATGGAAAAAGCGGAATACGAGCGTCAATACCCTGACGCAGCGCCAATTAGCTCCATTTTGTCCCAAGGTGTAGGTGATGAATCACTAAGCCAGTGGTTAAATGAAGATACTATCCGTATTGTTGAGTATTTTTACTACAAACACGTTCCAACTAAGCTTAATTTATATCCAGGTAACCAATCTTTCTTTGATGGCAGCCCTGAAGATAAGAATATGAAAGAAATGGGCTTAAAACCCATTAAATCCCGTACGGTAGACGTCAAAAAAGTTATTTGGATGAAAACCAATGGCTATGAAGTCCTCCAAGAGCAAGAATGGGCGGGCAAATGGATCCCCGTAATCCGTGTAGTAGGTAATGAATTTGAAGTAGATGGCCGTATTTTTGTGTCTGGTTTGGTTCGTAATGCCAAAGATGCACAACGTATGTACAACTATTGGGTATCACAAGAGGCAGAAATGCTTGCTTTAGCTCCAAAAGCACCATTTATCGGTTATGGCGGTCAATTTGAAGGCTATGAGCAGCAGTGGAAAACCGCTAACACAACCAATTGGCCGTATTTAGAGGTAAATCCTGATGTAACTGACGGTATGGGTACTACATTACCATTACCGCAACGCGCCCCACCTCCATTAGCTCAAACTGGCTTAATTCAAGCCAAAATGGGCGCAAGCGACGATATTAAGTCTACAACTGGTCAATATGACTCTAGTTTAGGGGCTACAAGCAATGAACGCTCAGGTAAAGCTATCCTTGCGCGTGAACGTCAAGGCGATGTAGGTACTTTCCACTACGGCGACAACCTGACTAAAGCGATTCGTTATGCTACCCGTCAGTTAATTGACCTTATTCCTAAGATTTACGATACCGAGCGTATTGCTCGTATTGTCGGTGTAGATGTTGAAGTGTCTATGGTTAAGATTAACCCTGACCAGCCTGAACCAGTTAAAAAAATTGTCGATCAACAAGGTATTGTGATTGAAAAAGTCTATAACCCTAGCGTTGGCGTATACGATGTTGTAGCTACTACAGGCCCAGGCTATATGACTAAGCGTCAAGAAGCAATGGAAGCAATGGCTCAGATTCTTCAAGGTAATCCTGAGCTATGGAAAGTGGCTGGCGACCTATTTGTTAAGAATATGGATTGGCCTGGCGCACAAGAAATGGCTAAACGACTAGAAAAAACCATTGATCCTAAGTTAATGGCAGATACCGACGAAGATCCAGCATTGCAAGCAGCCCAGCAACAAATTCAAGCAATGGGTCAAGAAATGGAAGGTATGCACCAAATGCTTGTTAATGTTGGTAAATCCATTGAAATGCAGGATTTAGAACGTAAAGATTTTGAAGCGCAAATTAAGCTATTTGACGCTGAAACTAAGCGTTTATCGGCTATTCAAGCGTCTATGTCACCTGAGCAAATTCAAGATATTGTTGTGGGAACTATGCACGGAATGATGGTTAATGGCGATCTTGTAACTGAAATGCAACGCGATACCGCAATGGATATGCAGGAAGAAGAAGTCAAAGAACAGCAAATGGAACAGCCACAAGGTCAACCAATGCCCCCTGAACAAATGCCACCACAAGGGATGCCACAATGAAAGCGTCAGATTTTGTAGGAATTCTATTCCTAGCCCGCGATGTAACCCATTCGGTTCATTTAAACACCCGTAGTTATGCAAAACATAAAGCTTTGCAAAAATTTTATGAAAATATTATTGACCATGCAGACTCATTTGCAGAGGCATATCAGGGTCGGCACGGTCTAATTGGCCCAATTAGTTTAATGTCGGCTAAAAAAACTAGTAATGTTACTGAGTTCTTAGAATCACAACTTGCAGAGATTGAATCTGTGCGATACGATGTTTGTGAAAAAACTGATAGCTCAATGCAACAATTGATTGATAATATAATTGAACTATATCTTTCAACCCTTTATAAACTTCGCTTTTTAGCGTAAGGAAACATCATGGCAAACTATACTTATTCAGAAGCAACCACGCAAGTAAAAGTAGGCGCAGGCAAACTTTACGGAATTTTTGTATCTACTACTTCTAGTGGTACATTA